TTGATTTCACTGAAACCTAATCTGCGCTGTTGTTCTTCACGCATCTTTTTTCGTAGCTGTTCTTCGGTTTGGTTTTTCATATTCATGCGCTGTTCAACAACAGCTTGACCGCTTGTTAAGAGGGGCTTTGAGCCACTCATAATTGGCATATTGTTCTCATCAACAAGCATATAAACAGGGTTAACAGAACCATGTCTGGGGTCAGGAATAAGAAATGCATTATCCCCTAATTTATAATCACCATCGGCAGTATCTAAAATGCTTTGTGTATGCACTTGAAACACATCCATATCAGTGCGAAGCGGAAACGCTTTTTCTGGCGCAAAACGTGAGCGCACATTGTTACTTATAAATTTTGATTTTACGAACACCTTGTTTGCAGACTGCTCTAATATCTCAGTAGCTTTTTCTGTGCCATGCATCAAAACTAAATCTTCTGCATATTTGAGGTAGTAACCTTTTTCCTCTGGCGTTGCATCACTAGGCAAAGCAGAGTCAACAAACTTACCTATAGTTATTTGTTTATTATTGCCATCAGAACCCAGATAAGAATTGAGCATTTCTTTTCGCTGTGGATCGCGTTTTAGCTCTCCTTTGCGTTGGAAATACTCAACAAAGCTAGCGTCTTTAACACCATTGCGATAAGCATTAAGCGATGCCATTTCAGCCATAACATCATTGCTTATACCACGCTGAACAGTGTTAACGCCGCTACCGTCTACATTTAAACGCTTAGTGGTTTGTTGGAACAAATCCATAGCCAGAGGCAACTGACCATTATTTGCAAGACGTTGAAGATTGTCTGTTGTGAATATGTTACGCACAACATCTGGCAAGTCGCTATTGTTGTGAAGCAATATATTTCTTATTCCCTGTGTTTCTTTATTTGCAGGGTTTAAAATATTAGGCAGGTCATTCATTAAACTTTCGACAGAATTGTACCCAAGATTATCAAACAAATTATTCATGTGGTCTTGAGAAGCTACACCGCCCTCAGACAAAGTTCTCATAGTAACGCCAGCTTGGTTCGCGCTCTTTGTTGCAGTTAATCGTTCCTGAAAATTATTTTCCATAACCGATATATCGCCAGCAATAACACGCCTGCTTTCAGCATCAAATACATCACCAGATATCATGCGCTCACTAAAACCAGCATCAGTTAAATGCTTCATAACAGCAGGCTCAATAGCATCTATTGAACCAGAACGATAAACTTGTTCAAGTGCATTGATAACATTAGCCGCCATATCAGCGCCGAAAGCAGGGTCTTGGAACTCTGGCAAGGCTTGTAACTTAGCAACAACAGAGCTAGCCATAGCGCCGCCATATTGACGTTTAAGATTTGTTCTCATGTTTCTTGCTTGCGTTACAGACATGCGATCACCATGCAAGTCAACAAGCTCATCAATCTCACGCATGGTATTCATAAATTTTGCATGAGCAACACTGCCATCATTTATGGGAGCACCAGCATTGATGAAAGCTTCAAGGTCTTGCCCAGCCGCTTCGATGGCATCAAACATATTTTTGTAGTCTTGTGCATCATCAGCTTCGGCTTTATCAGCATATATATCAGCAGTATTTTGGCCTGCTATTTCAGCGCCAACGTCTATTGCAATAGCTTTATAACGTGGGTCTGTAAGCTCTGCTGTTTTCTTTACATAAGCAGAAAAAGCATTGTCAAAACCATCAGGGTCTTTGTCAAAATCTGCGCGAAGTTTTTTAGCCTCTGCCTTCATGTCAGATAAAAGAGCAGCACTATATTTTTTATCTATGATTGGCTGTGCTTCTCTTTGCGCAATTTTTGATAAGCCTTGCGGAAGCTTGCGATAGACTATTTCTCCATCAGTATTCGTAGCCGCAAAGCCACGCGCGGCATCTATACCTTTTTGTTTCTGAACATCAACCTCAGCCTCAAATGCACGTTGCATCATTTGAGAACCCAAACGTTCTAAGTTACGCCCTGCTTCTACAGCAGAAGTAGATGGCTGAACAATGCCAATAGGCTTATTAAATACTTGTTGTGATTGTAATCTTTTTATTTCTGCCATTATGACACCTGACTAATTCTATCATAAGCTTGTATGCCTGTATTCACAGATTGAAATAAGGCACTTCTCATAGCTTGATTGCCGCTGGCTCTTGCATCTGCGGCGGCAAACTTTGTTCTGCTTATTGTCAGCATGCTTTGTGTTCTTGCTCTACCATCAGTCGTTGCAGATTTCTTTTTCTCTGCTTTAGTCAACGCCGCAATAGAACGGTCATTCGAGCCACGATTGTTTACAGCCCTAGATGTTTCGTTCATACCAATCAAAGTAGCTAGTCTATCTTGTCTTTCGTTATGTGCCTGCATAGCAGATAACTGTTCAAACTTTGCGTTCTGTTCTTGTTGCGCGGCAATAGCTTTTTGACGCTGTTGCTCTGCTTTACCAGCTTGCAAAGAACCGTATATAGACAAGCCTGCGCCTGCTATCATAAACGCTGGATTGCTCATTGCTAAAAAATTCAACATTAGAAAGCCACCTCTGCTATCAAACCATTAATCTGCAAGGGCAATGGAGCGCTTTGCGATATCGTTACTCTAGGGTCTTTGCTATATCCAAGAGGGCGAAACTCTTTCTTGCCTGATATTCTTTGCACACTGCCGCCTATCGTAAAATTAACATTACGAATTGTCATATCTGTGCCATTGACAGATACGCTTAATGTGTCGTTCAAATCCAAATCAACCATTGATATACGCCGTGGGCGTGCAGTCAGGAAGCCGCCCTGCACCTGACCATCTATCGGCAGTGTTTTTAATTCTGGAACAAACTTATATCCAGCTTGAATGCTTGTGCTTGCCTTTACACCGCTTACATCCAACTGCCCACCTGATACTGTAAACTGCCCCAGATAATCATCACCATCTGTTACATCTACAACAGCACCATTTGCAAAGTGAGCGCTAACAGTAAACACACCATTAGAGCCAGTAAACTCATCACAGAAATCCATATCCATGTCTGTTTGAAAACGCTCTAAGTATAACTTATCTGTGCCAGAACCATCATCTCTTACACTTACAACATACAAATCTTCTTCAACAGAACAGATAGAATGAAACTTACCTGCTGTTTCCCAGCGCATCCAACCAGCACGCTTCTCACTTCTAATGCTGTAATAAACACCAATCTCACCATTATTCATCAAGAAGAAACCATACGCACCGGGTCTTTCCAATGAACCTTTTACGGTAGCAAGTTGTATTGGTGCAACGATAAGATGTGATGACAACAGAGATATCATGTTGCCTGTGTAAGCACCCTCTGCATCAGAATAAATATATTCACGAACTGCTGTGCCAGTAGATTGCACAAACATAGTTGCACCATCTAATGATTGCGGTCTAACAAAGCCAGTGCCAAATGGTGTCTGTGAAGATATCTTTGCGTTCTCTGGCGTTAAAGCTTTCTCTGCAAAAGAGGGTAGATAAAATTCTGCGCGAGAGGCAAAGACTTGTAAATCACGATTAGAAACAAGGTGACGTATTTGATTAGTTGCACCAATGTTTGCATCCAAATCAAGCGCGTCATTATCTTCTGCATCACCTAAATCAAAGTTAAAATATTCCCCTGTTGCTGACCCCCAGAGCCCGTCTGGTTGCGATGGTGTGCCACCAAACCACAATCTATCTTCATGGAAGGTTACAGCCGCAGGGAAGCCTCTGAGAGACGAATAAGATTGCTCATACCAGTCAGTTGTGGCCGCCCTACTTTCAATGGTGGGTGAACCGCCGCCAATGGCTTCTGATGTTGCACTCGCACCTGCGGTTACTTCATATACATTTTTGTTTATGACGCGGCTTATTGTGCGTGAGCCATTGATATTAGAAGCTGAGATACCGCCAACACCACCTGCGTCTGCAATTGTAACAGATGCACCTGATGACAAACCATGCAATGCATGTGTTATTTCTATCTTGTTTGAACCATTCTTTGTTTGAATAGCATCAACATCTAACTGTGCTTTTAACGTGCCAAGAATATCTGCTGTTACAGATGTTCCGCTTGTAAATGTTTTTATCTCTGCTTCTGCATCACCAATTAAAATTTTAATGCCAACATGATTAGCTGTGAAGTATGATGCGCTCGAAGTTAATGTAACGCCATTGCCGCTAGTAGCACTTGATGACAATGTTACACTTGATGACTGAAAGTTATAATATGGCTGTAGAGTTCTATTGCCATCAATTGATGTATCAAAATCAAACAGTCTTACTTCAAAAGTAGTAAGGCCAGTTCTAACCAACATTCTGCACAAGAAAGATGTGTGAGCGAGGAACATAAAATCTCCCCGCTGTGCATACGTAAACTGATTAAGATTGGTATTGGTAATAGGAAGAGCGTTGCCATCCACATCAGTAGTAATTGTTTGAATGTGGGAAACCACATTCGTTGAGGCGATGATGCGGAAGATATCAAGTTGACCACTAGAGAAAGCGACAATGTATTTCTCGTCATCAGAAAAAACAAAAGGCTCAATGCGTATCTGTTGAATTAAACTACTGTCGTAAGTGTGGCTAAAATTATACAGCCGCTTAGTAGCTGGACGTTTAATCACACCACCTTCTGCACGTATAAAAAAGTTTTTTACAGATTCGCCAGCTTGCGTGTAGACAGGACTATCTACGCGAGAAGTAAGCGATGGATTAATTTCTCCAAAAGCAAAGTTATTTAGCGGTACACGAATGCGCGGCATCAGCTTCGCCTTTCAGAAATAAACCTCGATGTCACTAATCTGCGTGTTGTTTGTTGCTGGGAATCAAGTGTCTTTGCCTGTTGCATTAACTGCAATGCTTTACGCTCCATCATGCCTGCCATTGCTTCATCTCTTGCAATAGCCAGCGCAAAGGATGCGGCAAGCGAATATTCAACAGCCAATGTAAAGTAGCTAGGAAAGTCTTGCTCAAGCGCTCTAAAAGTATAATCAGCAACTACATCATTATTTGTGCTGACATTGTGATAAAGTTTGTCACCATAAATTGTGTATTCAATTAAGTTATCTTCTATCGTCACCGCATGTAACATAAGCAAGTCATGTGGCAATTGGTGAGCAACATCAAATCGCCCCGTTGGAGTAGCAGAAAGTTTATTTAGCGATTGCTGATTTGTAGCAAAACGCCAGCGTGAAGCACACAGCGCAGTGCGCACTGTATCTTCATACAAGTTAGAGGCTACAAGAGCCTCGGTGCTGTCAGCAGTAAATGATGTAATTGGCTCTGCGCCAATCAATATCAATCCGCGTGACGCTATATCTATTCCTGAGTTTGCTACCGTTGACATCTGGTAATGGGGGGCCGAAGCCCCCCAATCCCTTAGTTATTATCTAAGACTTCATAGATACCGTTGTCATCAATAACAACAGCACCCATTGACATCATAGAAGTAGCAAGGTGTGCGGCTTTCTGAGGCACATAATTAATCTCAGTTTGAACATCTGAGTTGATGCCCAAGCCCATAGCAGATGTGTGGTAAGCAATGTTCTTACCAGCAGTTACTGCTGATGTTGAGAAAATCTTGAAGCCCAAGAATTCCTTCATTGTCATACCGCCAGCATAAGGCAAGTTCTGCTCACCTACGAAATCGCTTGATGCAAATTCGTTGATGTTAAACAGATCTGCATAACCAGCAGGTGACATTGCTAAGTAACGCTGACCATCTTCTGGAAGGTCGGCAGTGCCAAATGTTTCAAACAGAGTGAGCAAGTCTGCTTTATCAACTGCCGCCGCAGTCGAATTAATCTGTGTTGCGTTAGCACCTGCGTCCATAGCAGTGTAGATGAGGTCATCAGTCTTACGACCCAATGCGGCGGCGGCTGATTGTGCCACTGCCTGACGCTCATCGATATTGATTTTTAATTCATCAAGCTTGTCGATGTATTCTGCGGCATAGAAGTCTGCCATTGTTGCTTCTACATTTGTATGCACAAGCTCCATAGCGGTGACATCGCCGTTACGAGTTTTGGTTGAAGCAGCGCCCGAACCGATTTTCTGAAAGCGAACAACGCTACCACGGACATTACCAACAGTGCGTACAGTATTACGGAGTTTAGAACCCATACGCTGATAAGCCATGTGAACTTCAGATTCGAACTGTTTAATGAAGGCTATATCAATAGTATTCGCCATTTTTCAGTTCCTTATAAATGAAATTTACACTACGCACAGTTGTCCGTTTCGCTCTTCAATCAGTTATCCCGCAGGGCTGTCAGTTAGAAACAGGCTGTATGCTATTGGAATCTCACTTCAATCGCTTCATCGCAACGCACAAAACGCACACATGAATAGCCATTTACAATTGTTGCTTCTTCTCCAAAAGCAAAACCCAACCAATCCAACCACTTAAGAGTTTTGTTGTGGTCGATAGGAACTACGTTTTCTATGAGGTCGTAACGCTCTGCAATCCAATCACACATTAGTTTTGAATTGCGTAAGAAAGGTCGAATGTTTCCATCTATAACATCAGAGCCAAGCATCCAAATAGTTGCGCCAGCAAAGTCATCTGTTTCCATAAATGGAACAACACCAAACATGCATACAGGCTCATCCTTCCATAAGCCTGTCCAAGTATATGCACCCTTATACCGCAGAGGAGCATGTAGCGCCCTCCACGGTGTTGAGGCGTGTATCATACATTCACGCACATCTGATGGTCGCAACCGATGCTGTAGATAACCAGCATGTTCAATAGTTGCTTTTACAATTTTAGCATCACCATCAACATGGAATGCATCAGCGGTAGAGTTTGGAAAACCCTTCTTGGACTTTTTGGACATAAGCGTTATCCCTCTTTGCTGGATTCCAATAACGCTCATCCTTCATCATTGATTGCAAATCGCCTTCATTGAGAGGTTGGATTGCGCCTGTGTTGCCTGCCATAGAACTGGCACTCATCTGGCTCATTAAAAACTCAAGTGCTTCTATACCTTTGGCGCTAGCACCCAAGCCTAAAATTGCATCTTGATATTCTTCTGGAAAAAACTTCTGCGACCATAAATCAACAGCTTCAATACGGGCATCAGCATTTTCACCTAACGATGCTTTTTCTGCATCAAGGTCTGGCTGATTTGCATCTAAAGCTTGTGCATACATATTGATGCCCTGCTCAAACTCTTCCTGACTATAAGCATTTTCAAATGCGTGGTTAGCCCACCATTGAAATAGCTCGTTATCATTCACAAGATTTTCATCTAACCCTTCTGGTACAAGATAATCGCCAGCAGTATTAGGTCTGCCTTCTATTGCTGTTTGCTCAAACTCTTCAATAAGCTGTTGACGCATCTCGTCTTGTGATGTGCCAAGCTTGCTTTCAAGTTGTGAATAAGAAGATGCCAAATCTTCTGGTGTGTTAAATTTCTCTGGCAACCATTCTGGTCTGGCAGGTGCTTCTGTTGCTTCTACTGCAACTTCT